AAGACTCCTGAGGGGTGGATTCCTGAGGATGTATATGTAGAATGTTTCAATAATAAGGCTCTTTTATGGGCTTTCTCGCAGGACAACCGAATAGTAGGATTCTCGGTTCTGCAACCACAAGGCGATAATCTACATATATGGTGTTCTTATTTTGAGCATAACCTTGATCCATGTTGGCAAGCTCTATTAGAGATAGCCAAGGCTGGTGGAGCAAGTACAGTAACTTTTGACTCTCATCGCAAAGGGTGGGATGTGATAGCAAGAAAATATGGGTTTAGACCTAGAAAATGGATAAAGGATATTTGATATGGGTGGAATAGCAAGCACAGTTGGTGGAATATTTGGCGGTGGTGGCGGTGGTCAGCAAGTTCAAGATAGAACTACAACTACTACAAACCAAATTGATCCAATGCTCAAGCCTTATGTAGAGTTTGGTCTAGGCGAGGCAAAACGCCTATACGAAACACAAGGCCCATCTTACTTCCCAGGGCAGACCTATGTTAGCCCTACGGAAACTACCTTATCTGCATTACAAGCTGGCGAGCAACGAGCTACGGCTGGCAGTCCTTTATTGAGAGCAGCACAGGCTGAAAACTTGGCTAATGTACAGGGTCAATACTTAGGTGGAAACCCTTTCTTTCAAGGCGCATTTAATCCTGCTGCTAAGGCTGCTCAACAATCCTACTACGATGCTATTCAAAATGTAGCATCTAAAGCCTCTAGTGCTGGTCGCTATGGCTCTGGTGCTTATGGTCAATTAACAGATCGTGCAGGCGGTACTTTTGCTAATGCGCTTACAGATGTTGCTGGCAAACTAGCTTATCAGAATTACTCAGACGAAAGAGCAAGACAGGCTGCTGCTACGGCTGCTGCGCCTGGCATGGCAGAGGCAGACTACGGAGATATTCAGCGTTTACTAGCAATCGGACAAGGCAGAGAAGGTTATTCTCAGACTGCATTGCAAGACCAAATCAATCGTTATAACTACGAGCAAAATCTCCCACAAGCTAAACTGCAATCATTCCTAAGTGGCGTATATGGCGCACCTAGTGGCGGTATCTCTACCTCTACTCAGCCTATCTACTCCAATCCAGGCCAACAAGGTCTAGGTAACTTGCTAGGCATTGCTGGTACAGGCGCACAGCTCTATAACGCATTTGGAAAAGCATAATGGACTTAAACCTTAGCTTTTTAGATGATCTTTTTAAAGGCATTGGGAATGTAGGTGCTGATGCTGACCAATTTATGAAGCGTGAGATGCCGTTTGATTCTGGATGGGGTGCGCCTGCTGCTCTTACTGCTGCATATTTTGCTCCTGAGATAATTCCTTACTTGTCTGAAGGTGGCACTACTACTGGTGGTGGTGGAATGTTAAGCTCATTAGGTGCTGGTGGCGGTGGTACTTTTGGTGGTGAGTTGTTTCAATTAGGCGGTTCTGCTGGAGCAGAAGGATCTATTGGTTCTGGTGGAATGAACAGTCTTTTATCTAGCCTTGGCTTGGGCGGTAATGCTGGTTCAATGGCTGGTCAAAGTGCCTTTCAACTTCCTGCATCTGCTTATACTCCAGAATACTTAAATATGCTTTCTCAGTATCAAGGTGTTGATGCTGGCAATACAAGTTTTTTAGATAACTTGCTTGGCAACAATGAGCAAGGTTTATACAAGCAAGAAGGATTAGCTCAAAAAGCATCTGGTCAAACATTAACAGATATGTTAAAAAAGAAAGCTCAAGAAAAAGCACTTAGTCAACTTACACAAAGTGGCTCTAAGATGCAAGAGCAAAATACTGCTCAACAAGCAGATCAAAACAAAATGGCTCAACTACAAGCAATGATGCGTAGAGGGCAAGGTGTAGATACAACTACTGCTTTACTATCTTTATTACAAGACAAACAACAATCTAAGCAACCTAGAATATCTTTAATCTGAGGCAAACATGGCATATATTCCATCCTATTACGAAGGCTTACTATCAGAAGATGATATGTCATCTCTGCGTAACCAAGCACTTGCATCTGGATTATTAAGCGCAGGCGCAGCATTTTCTAGAGCTGGCGCACCATCTACGATGCCACAAGGTAGCGGATTTAGCGATGCCCTACAAGGATTTCAAACTGGCTATCAAGGACAAGTAGATACTGCGTTACAAAATATGCTTAAAGCTACTCAAGTTCAAGAATTAGTGCGTAAGCAAAAACAAGCACAACAGTTAAATCAGTTATATCAAAGTGCATATACCCCAGGCAAGCAAACTGCTATCCCTTCAGAAGTAGGCCCTGCTGTTATAGAAACACCAGGATCTTTTGATATATCTAAAATTCTTCCTCAACTACAGGCTAGTGGACAGTTTGGTGCTATTAAAGATATTGCTGATAGCACAAAGGCTTTGCGCCAACTTGGATTAATGGGTGGTGGTCAAGCTCCTAGCCCATTTGCTGCTTATACACAAGCATCTAGCCCACAAGTAAGAGCATTGGCTGGTCAATTAGAGCAAGGATTTAAAACTGGCGTAATTGATGAGGAAACTGCTTACAAGCGTTTAGATTCATTAGCTAAAATGGAAGATTCTTTTGTTAGCCGTCAAATTGCATCTGGCGAAAGAATGGATGCTAGACAAGCTGCTGCTGCTGAAAGAGAATTAAGGAGAGCAGAAGGCGGTAAGCCTACTGAGTCAGAGCAAAAGGCTGCTGGATTTGCACAGCGTATGGAGCTATCAAATCAGTTAGCTAAAGACATAGAAAATAAAGTAGCTACACAACAATTAGCAGGAAAAGATGTTGGAACAATGTATCCAACAGCTAGAACACAAGCTCTTGGTGCTGTTCCTTTAGTTGGTGGATATTTAGAAAATATTGGAAGTTCTACACAACAACAGTTATACAAACAAGCTCAAGAAAACTGGGTTCGTGCAAATCTGCGTAAGGAGTCTGGAGCAGTTATTGGTACGGATGAGATGAAGGATGAGATTAAAACCTATTTCCCACAACCAGGCGATAGACCAGAAAAAATTGCACAAAAACAATTAGCAAGAGAAGTAACTCAAAATGCAATGAAAACTGCTGCTGGTAAATCTTATGTACCATTCGATATGAATCAATTTAAAAAAGATAGAGGATTAGAGTAATGGCATACGAAAAGTTTGAAAAAGTTATTCGTAATGTAGATAAATTATTGGCTAATCCTGATGTCAATCCACAAGAGATTAATCAATATTTAAATGCAGAAGGATATACAGCATCTAGATTTAAAAGTGCTGCTGAAAACTATTCTAAGGCAAAAGGCGCAACTTCTACCTATGGCAATATTGAGGCTGGTATTCAAGGGCTAACTTTTGGTTTTGGTGATGAGTTTGAGGCAGTCATTAAGACCCTTAAGAACAAAAAGCCATACGAGCAAAACCTTGCTGCGGTTCAATTTGCCAAGCAAGAATATGAGGCAGAAAAGCCTTATCAAGCTATGGCATCTGAGATTGCTGGTAGTTTGCCTGTAGCGTTTGCTGCTGGCAAAACTGCTGTACAGGCTGCTGGAAAGATCCCACAAGTTGCAAACCTATTATCTAAGATTCCATCTAGCTTTAGCACAGTAGCAAGCACATCTGGAGCTGGTGCTATTGGTGGTGGATTAACTGGTGCTGGTACTGCTCAAGAAGGCGAAAGAGCAATGAGCGCACAAAAAGGTGCAGTCCAAGGCGCAATCTTAGCCCCTGTAGTTCTTGCTGGAATGAAAGCTGGTGGTGCAACTACTAAGGCTGTTGCTGAAAAGCTAGGGATACCTGATCTAGCTAAAACTATTGTTGATGCCACAAAAGACATTCCTATTGTTAAGAATATCACAGGCAAAACTGCTGATTTCTTTGGCATGAGTGGTGATGCTGTACAGCGCAAAGCAGATACCAAGATTATCCAAGCACTACAAAGAGATAGCCTTACATTGCCAGAGATTAAGACTGCAATGGATCAGATCAGACTATCAGGATATAAGCCAGAAACCATTATGGAATTTGGCGGTAAAGCTACTAAACAATTAGGCGAAACTGTTGCAAGCTATCCTGGTGCAAGAGTAGTCGCTGAGAATTTAGCAGAGGAGCGTAAAGCAGGCGCAGGAAATCGTATCCTTACAGACTTCCAGCAAGCCTTTAATGTAAACAAAGACCCAATGGAGATTGCAGACGATATTATTAAGTTAAGAAACGCTGCCTCTAAACCTTTGTACGATGCTGCTTATGCAAGCCCTGTATCTATTGGCAATAAGACCATAGATAACATTATGCTAGACCCAGCGTTCCAAAGTGCATACGCTAGGGCTAACAGAATTGCTACTAGAGAAGGTTTCCCATTAGCACCATTAAAGCCAGAAGGTAACACCTTTGATCTTAAGACTATTGACTATATCAAGCGTGGTATAGACGATGAAATCAACTGGAGCAAGACTCCTGCATCTGGTCTAGGTAAGGATGAGGTTAATTCTCTTAAAAAGGTTCGTGGCGAGTTTATGGGTGTAGTTGATAGTCAAGCTCCTGTTGAATACAAACAAGCTAGACAAGCATTTGGTGGGCCAACACAAGTATTTGATGCTATTGAGAATGGCAGAGGATTTTTTGATATTGATGCTCGTACACTCAAAAAGACTTACGATGGATTAAACCCAGCAGAAAAAGATGGATTTGCTATTGGTGCTTATGATGCTATTCGCACCAAGATTCAATCAGGCGCAGATGGTATAGACCAAATTAAGCGTACCTTTGGATCACCAGAGAAAAGAGATCAGATCAAGGTGCTAATTGGTGATGATGCTTTCAAAAACCTAGAGTTGCAATTAGGCAGAGAAAAAGCTATTCGCTCTACTGATATTCAAATTACAGGCGGTAGCCCTACTCAGCGTAGAACAGAGGCAGCTAAAGAGTTTGAAGGTAGTACAGAGCTAGTCCCACAGATGGCAGAAAAAGGACTTGTAAAAGGTGGTATGGATTATCTATTGCGCTCCGTTACAGGCCCAGGCGGTAGAACTGCTGAAACACTAGCTCCTGATCTATATTCTGTAGATCCTGCAAGACAGGCACAGATCGTAGATCGTTTAAAATTACTCGATGAATATTTACGCAATCAAGCATTACAACAACAAGTAGGTGCTGGTGTTGTTGCTCCTTCTCTATTGGAATAAAAAATGGCAAAGACAAAGATTTCAGAATTTGATAGCACTCCAGCTAACAATACCGACATAGACAGTATTAACATTGCAGAGGGCTGCGCTCCATCTGGCATTAACAATGCTATTCGTGAGTTAATGAGCCAACTAAAAGACCAACAAACAGGCGCATCTGGAGATAATTTTACTGTAGGTGGAAACCTAGCAGTAACAGGCACAACTACATTTACTGGTATTCCATCAGCCCCTACAGCATCGGCTGGAACTAATACAACCCAAGTAGCTACAACTGCTTTTGTATTGTCTAATGCTAATCCTACTGGTGGAATTATGATGTGGGGTACTGGTACTGCTCCTACTGGATGGCTATTATGCGCTGGAGCTGCGGTAAGTAGATCTACATACGCTGCGTTATTTGCCGTTATTGGTACAACCTTTGGCGTAGGTGATGGATCAACTACATTTAATGTACCAAACTATACAAATCGTACTCCTTATGGTACTACTGTAGGCGCAACAGGCGGTAGCGCAGATGCAGTTGTAGTAAGCCATACCCATACAGCAACTACAACAGCTACGGACTCTGGACATACTCACCTATCTAATGCCAATGGTGCATACAATGGTGCTGGAGCTGGTGCTGCAATGGGAACAACAGGAAACAGCCCTGGCTATGCTACAGCTACAGGAAATGCAAACATTACTGCAACAACAACAGTTGCATCTGCTGGTGTAAGTGGCACAAATGCTAACTTGCCACCATACCTCGGTATCAACTTTATTATCAAAACTTAATCATGGCTAACTTAACAGAGAAAGATATTGAGGATATTGTTGAGAAAGTAACAGAAAGAGTTATAGAGAATGTCTATACCTCTGTTGGTAGATCAGTAGTTACTAAGTTTTTTTGGTTTGTTGGTGTTGCAGCAATAGGAGTTGTAACCTATCTTGCTGGCGTAGGCCATATTAAGGTGGGCTAAGATGTGGCAGACCCATTTGGACTATCAGAAAGCGTTAAAAGCCTTACAAGTAGCCTCGAAGCAAGCAGAGCTGCAAGTAAGGGCTTATCTCAGTCTATTGAAAACATACAGCACGATGGACTGGATGTTGCCCAAAAACAAGCAAATGAAAGAATAAGAGCAAGACGAGAAGCTGATTTTAAGAAAGAACAAGCATTAATCAAGGCTTTAAAACAATGGCAACATACTAAACAAATTAGCGATGAAGAAGCAAAGCTAAAGATAGACTTTGTTAAGAAACATGGTGCTAAAGAATGGGAAGCAGTATTAAAGATAAAAGTGGATATTGAAAATATGCGTAAAAAAGACAATGAGGCATATCAACACGACCTACAAGCTATTAAAAGACTACAATTTTGGTGTTTTGTAGCTGCTGCCATTATTGCTTGGTATGCCACATGGGGATATAAGTGGTAATGAATGATGATTTTGATTTATTGATGTGGGCTTGGGTAGTTGCATCTTCTTGGATAGCCTTTGGAATGTATGTTTATTGGGGATCATAATGTTTACTTTACTTACAACTATCGTATCTTTTTTAGCTGGTGGTCTGCCAAAGCTAATGGATTATTTTCAAGATAAGTCTGATAAATCGCATGAACTAGAGTTAGTTAAGATGCAAACTGAGCGTGAAGTACAAATGCTCAAAGAAGGCTATGTAGCACAAGCCAGAGTAGAGGAAATCCGTACTGAACAGATTGGCATACAAAGTGCTGAGAAAGAGCGTGAAGCCCTCTATGCCCACGATATAGCTATTGGTCAAGGCGCAGCTCAATGGGTTATTAATGCCAGAGCATTTACTAGATCATTCATTACTTATGGCCTATTTATCTTATTTGCTTTTGTAGAGATATTTGGCTTTATGTATGCTTGGCGTACAGGCGTAGATTTTACTGTTGCTCTTGATAACTTATGGGATAACGAAACACAGATTATCTGGGCAAGCGTTGTATCGTTTTGGTTCGGTACTCAAGCATTTAAAAAATGAATTTAGATAAGCGTGTCATTGACATGATTTCGCATCACGAAGGCGTGAGGCTTAAGCCTTATCAATGTCCGGCATTAATCTGGACTGTTGGTGTAGGCCATGTAATTGATCAATCACACATTAAAATCCCTTTAGCAGAGCGTAAGACTTTGCCTATTCCTAATGGATGGGATCGCACTCTATCAATGGGGGAAGTAGATGAAATACTTGCTAAAGATTTACAATCATTTGAAAGCGGAGTTAAACGATTATGTCCTAATGGGCTTACTCCTGGTCGGTTTGGCGCACTTGTTTCTTTCTCCTTCAATGTTGGACTCGGTAATCTCCAAAATTCTACCCTTCGGATGAAACACAATCGAGGCGAGTTTGAGTCTGCTGCCGATGAGTTTCTAAAGTGGAATAAGGCTGGTGGTAAAGAATTAAAAGGCCTTACAAACAGGCGCAAAGATGAAAGAGCTTTATACTTATCTTAAAATTGGTCTGTTAAATTAACATACTTAAACCAACTGACAGGGACATCAAAAAAGAACTCCCCACTAGGGACTTCCCTATTATTGACCTCTATCAATGGACACTCTTTCACCAACTCAGCTTTCAGCCAGTACGCATGACTTAAGTCGTGAGTTAGTGCAAAAAATAGAACAGGGCGATCTTGCTGAAATAATTTTGCTTTACGATACGCTATATGGATGGTGGGATGGTGGCAAAAGCTCCAGCTCCGTACTTCAACTTCAACAAAGCCAACTGGACTATTTGCTCTGTAAGCGATTAGATCAACTCCATAGACATTAGGGTTTTCCCTGCAATCTAGACCCCACTTCATCTTCATCCATTCGGATACAGCTTTTCTAGCTGGTGGGTCGTACTTATCGTGCAATGCTTGGTCAAAGCGTTTGCCTGCATAATCGGAAGGGTGCAGGCTCTCCTTCGTGAAGGTTAATGCCGATCTCATCTGTTAATTAAAACGGAACTTCGTCATCCTCTATTGTATTCTTTGGCAGCTCATCTGCGCCTTTAGGCTTAAAGTTATCCTTGGGTGGTTTCTCTTTGCCGACTGATCCCGAAAAGAACTTACCATTCTTGCCATCTTTTAACCAGGCGTTAAGGTAATGCTCCTTGCCGTTAATCATTATTGATCCAGCATAATCAGGATGTGTTTCCTTTTCCTTACGATTATTCTTGAATAGGCTAAAGTTGCCATCTTTCATTTCATAGGCCATTTTTTCTCGCTTTCAATTTAGTTAATGTATCTTCGACCTCGCTTAAGAACTTCTCTACTTCTACTTCCATTGCCTTGATATACTCATCATCCCTTTCAAGGCGCACTACAAACAGTTGCAAGTCATCTGGTAGTCTAGGGTCAAACGATACGAAATCGCACCACCTAGACCCTGTTACAGCCATCTGGCATTGCATCTGAGGGATATACTTAGATGGTGGTTTCCCATCCATCAAATAATCAATATGGGTGCTACTATTGGGACACTTAATCTCAATCAAACCATTCCCCACAAGTCCATCTGGACTACACCCAAACCACTTAATTGTAGGGTGATCTATAAATGCCACCTGTTCTACAAAGTTGCCTGTTGCCACCTCATACGCAATTCTAGCTATTGGCTCAGTCCTTGTGCCATGCTCTATTGCAGCATTGGTAAAAGACTCGCTTGGCAACCCTGTAAGCCTTTGGACTACCAATTCCGTACGATATTTCGTACGACTCGCAGACTCCCCAGACTTCCCCTTAGATAGCACATCTGCCATACGACTAGCAGTTACCTTGCCTAACCTAAGTTGATGCCAAGCATCCGTACCCTGCTCTACGGCTATTCGGTCATCCGTTGTGAAAGTGGTCATAGTTTGGCCTCTGCTAAGAATTTTAAATGCTCTGCTAATGTTGCTACTTCGTTTGCAGATTGAGCAGCTCGTTCATGGTTATTTTTTAGTTCGTAGTTATAGTAACTTTTAAGAACTTGGTTAATCTCTATGTAAACTTCTGAATAATCTGTCATATTTTTTTGCTATTCGTAGTTAGTTTTTGTGCCTTTGCCTGGTCGCATCGGTTCTGTTTCTGCATTAATTCCATGTAATCTTTTGTGCAATCATCGCAAATATTGACTACTTCTTGGGCATGATCTCTTAGGTACAGCCAAGCCTTGTAATCCCTTCTTGATGGGTAGCATAAAGGATACCATTCACTCGTCATCGTGCATTGGCTTTTGCTCTGGCTGAACAATAAAATCAATATCTTCTAATTCGTTCATCTCCCATTTACGAGAGAACTCAGCAGATAAGGCATCTATCGCAGCGTTCCATCCTAGCATGAAATACTCTTGTGGATGGTATACCGGCTCAGATAATTTATTAAAAGCCTCAAGGCACTTTTTATTAATCACTTTCGTTTTCTCCATTGATAAACGACTGTTTCATTAGGCGTTAGCTTTTTGGGCTGATCGTCTAAGGTACGAGCAAATTCTGCTTTAAAATCTGCCCACTTTTTCTTGTAGAACTCTTGCTCACTAGCTGGAATATAGCCATGCTGCTTTCTCCAGCGCAAAGCTATGTCTGTAGAGCTTGGGGTATAAATAAAGTTATTTTCCATATTTTCTATCTGCCTCTCGTTTTAAACAAACTCCACATTTCCATCTACTTATTTTGTTAATCTTTACCAACTTAAAATCACTAGCTGGTCGTAAAGCCTGACAACTAACACACCACTTTCTGTCCATCCCAGCCTTCCTTTAAATAGCCAAATTCTGAAGCATCGCATACTGCTCTCAAATCTAAACATACATCGCATTTGTCCACCCATATCCTATATTGGTGATCCTTTGGTTTATGGACTCCCCAGGTGCTACCACAAGGGGAGCAAACATTATCAGGCTGCTCCTGTGCTAGTTTCATTAAATTGGGCTTTCATTTCGTTGTATGCGTTAGTGATAGCATCTAAAAACTTAGCGTTTCCCTTGTATTTCTTGTAAGATTGAGCAAAGGCCACCTTGAGTTCGGCAGGGCTTTTTTGCGCCCTAATTTCTGCAATAGTAGCCGTTAGCGTATCTTCTGTATCTACATCATCCCACAAATCTTCCCCTACATATAGGCTTAATCCTAGACCATGTAGAGCTATTGCTTTAGCCAAACAACGCTGCATAGCAGTATTTAAGGCAAAGGCATCAGGGTTAGGCACAGCCTTATTGCGGTAGTCCATTACAGGCAACTGGGCGGTCATAGACTTGCCAAAGGCGGTTACTGTACAAAAGACCATTACTGTATCGCCAAACGATACAGGCTGACCATAAGTCCATGTAGCCTCTGGATCGTGTTGCAACAATGTATCAACAGCCCATGCCCAGCTCAGATAACTAAGATTGTTTTTCTTTTCTATCTTGTCGGATACATCTATCTTTCGCAGCTCTAAATATTTGTTCATTTTGATTCCTTCACTATGTTAATCGGATCTCTGCTACTTTTTCCATGTAAGCCCAGCTATGGTAATACAGCTTACGGCCTAGGGACTCCCAGTCTTTTCTTGCTACACAATCACGAATAAACTCTTGTAGATCTGTATCGTCTACATCTTGCCCAATAGACTCAGCAAAGTTTCCTAAATCTGTAGGATCAAACTCAGGGTCATTCTTGACTGCATCATACAAACGCTCATCCAGTTGCTCTTGCTCTGCCTGGTCATCGTATGGGGCTTCATAATAAGAATTATTGTTGTACATTTATCTTCTCCATGAGTTGTTAAAGTTGTTGTAGAACAAGAACGCTGGGGGATTCTGCATAGGACAATCATTAGTCTTATAACAAGGTGTTTGATCTACTACATCGGTCTTATAGCGTTTAATGGGGATAGGCGCACAGCCTACTAATGAGATCGCTAGGATCAGGATTAATGTTCTCATATTGTATAAACACCAATACGAAAGCCATACACAGTAATTACAAAAGCTACGATTACAAACCCTAATATGCCACCTAAAATAAAGTCTTTCATTTTGCTACTCCTTCACGAGTTGTTAAAAAGTGCTGCTGAGAGAAATCTTAAACCACAAATGTAGAGATTTTTCACCTTTATAAAAATAAATATTTAGTGTTGCTTTTTTGCACAGTTTTTAGATGGTGTAGAATAAAATGTCTACAAAGGAGCATATATGAATACTGTTGTAAATCTGCCACAAACAAGTTCATTCGACAAATTGATGACCGAATTTGGGACTATCAAGATCCTATGCGAAAAAATAGGGGTTAAGTATGTAACGGCCTATGCTTGGAAGATGCGTAATGGCATCCCTAAGAAATGGCATACAGCGATCATAGAGGCATCAGAAGGAAGATTGACAGAGAATGACCTCGGTTAGCCAAAATGCTCGCACAATCTCTTTAATGGAGTCTAGAGGATATAAGTGCGACCTAGTGGAATCCTACAATCACTTCTCAAGAAGGAAAAAGGATTTATTCAATATTTTTGACATCCTAGCTATCGGCAATGGGGAAACAGTTGGTATCCAGATTACTAGCAAATCCAATATGTCCTCTAGGATTAAGAAGATTAGTGAGTCTGAATTCTTGCCAGAGCTAGTGCGGTCTGGCTGGAAGATCCTAGTTCTAGGATGGTTTAAGCAGCCTAATGGCAGATGGGCTTGCAAAGAGTTTGAATTTTGAAATTATGTAAAGATTGTTTGTCTAGCTTTATAAGATCTAAAGCTGGCAAAGAGGCAAAAAAACTAGGTCTTTATGGAAAAGGCAAGTGGGATAAGGCTTTGTATCACAACGAGTTAACTAAAAAGTGTTTAAAGCACCATGCCCAGGCTTTAGCTGATGGAGCTGCAAGACGAGCTGGAATTGATAAAGCAACGCCTAAATGGGCTGATAGAAACAAGATAAAAAATATTTATCAGGAATGTATTGCTAAAACAAAACTTAGTGGCATAAAATACGAAGTCGATCACATCGTTCCATTAAAAGGAAAAAATGTAAGTGGCCTTCATGTACATTGGAACTTGGCGATCATTAAGGCTGTAGAGAATAGAAGTAAAAGCAATAAGGTCTAAATAGGCGGCTCTAACGACATCGTAGCTATTTAGATACAAGCGTTACTAGCAGGGTAGAGGATGTAATAGCGCAATACGGATGGCGAAGCCAGAGTCCGTTCCTCGTAAGTCTGGCGGGTTCTGTAACTCCGATGGAGCAGATGAAGGCGAATCTAGGTAGGCTAGGTTCGTTCACCGAAAGAGCAGTAACCTTACTAAAGACTAATACAATCTATATATATCAATACTTATATGTATAAATTTATAAGAATCTTATACAGGTTTATGCTTTTTACATAACTTTTCCTATTGGTAAAGTGCATGAAACTTTAATAAAAAAATGTAGCGTATATGCTGCAAAAATAAAACACTTGCATCAATGTAGATTTGTAGATTAAGATCTAAGTTATGAGAGAAATTAGAAAATCCATGACTGGTCTATGTGCCGATGCCAGCAGTTGTTTTCCTACTTGGCAAAAGAAATCCCTTAAGCTAGATTGGCTAAAGAATAGAGTTCTCTACAAGGGAACTACTAACCTTGGGGAGATTATTTGTACGCCTGTGTTCTTTGGTACAGACGAGCATAAAACAGGGCTAATAATGGATGCTGTTACTGGTACTTGCTACAAAGGTAGTAAATGTTGCACATCCGATACATTAGAGTTGCTTTCCTACAAGCCAAAGCAAGGCCTAGATAAAGAACTTTTAGCCATGCGTAGCAATAAAACCCTAGGAGTATAAATGTTAGAGCCAATACCTTTTGCTGGAATGGTAGAGATTGATGAATCTTTTGATAGAACTGCAAGCCACATGGCTGGTGAGTATGTTTCCAATACTGAACCAGTAGCGTGGATGCAATCCAAAACAACAGAATTACCTGATGGGTGCGAATGTATGCAATCTGTTGGATTTTTTCAAGCAAATGATGACGATATTCCACTCTATACCCATCCAGTACAGCTAACAGATGAGGAAATATTAAAAGAAGCTGAAAGTTATGGAATGAATGAAAAATTTATACAAGATGCACCTTTATTCCATGCAATCAAGTTTGCTAGAGCAATACTAAGAAAAGCACAAGAGAAATGAAGTGCAAACTTAAAGGATGTAATCAAAGTAGGTTTTGGAGATTATGGGCTATGCGTTATTGCTATGAACACGCTTTTAAATATGCTAGAAAGGAACAAGAGAAATGAGTTTTACAATCCATACGCATGATGGCATGAAAGCATGAAAAACTTTAAGGAGATACTTCTACATGAAGTTGCTGAAAGACAACGCCTGGAACAAGTTGAGGGCAGCAAAGTGGATAGGAACAATCCTGTGTTTGATCGGGATATTTCTCACCTCATTAAATTTCTACCCAATCAACCTTCATTTTGGTTTAATAGGTAGTGCGGTATGGGCGTTAGTTGGTATTTATCAAGAAGATATACCATTGTTCGTTGTAGAATTTGTAGCAGTTTTATTTTATGTAATTGGTATCTATTACTCGTGAAGGAGCAATAATGTCAGATTTATTTGAGCAGTTTTGGAGTATGTATCCTAGAAAAGTTAGCAAGCGGATGGCGCATCGTAGCTTTTATAAGCTAACGCCAGCAGAGCGAGAGCAAGCAGTAGAGGCTTTGCCAAACCATATTGCATACTGGAAGTCAAAGAATACGGAGCTGGAGTATATCTGCCATGCAACCACTTGGTTAAACCAGTATAGGTTTGAGGATGAAATCGTAATAGAAGAACCAAAACAAAATAAACGGCCTGAGTTGCCTTGGTATAGCTCAGAAGAACTCACAATGAAAAAAGCTCAAGAGATAGGAGTCCAGGCTTATGCTGGAGAAGGATGGCAACAATGGAGAGCAAGGATCAGCCAGCGACTTAAACAACTCGAAGAACAAACATAGTGAGGAATGGCGTAACGAATGTGAGGCTAGAGAGCTACTAACATGGCCTATAGCTACCAGACGAAAACAACTAGCATTAGTATTAGAAAAGCGTGGATGGGAAGCAACACTTAAACTAAAAGACGAAATGGAAAGACAATGGAAATTGACCCGAGCAAAGCAGTCCAATTTATCTACGAACAATCAGGAGTCTTTGCAGCAGCCAAAGCAGATAGAACTTATATAGAAAACTATCTGAGATCAGCTAAGAGTCGGCTCATGCTGGAATCTACAGCCCCTAGCATTGCTGCTAAAGAGATGGAAGCCTACGCTACAGATGACTATGTAAAGCTCTTAGAAGGGCTAAAAGAGGCTGTAGAAGTAGAAGAAACATTAAGATGGAAATTAATAGCAGCTCAAGCCAGAATTGAAATATGGCGCAGTCAAGAGGCTACTAATCGTACTATCGATAGGGCTACACAATGAGCGATCTTCCTTACTATATAGGTATATTTATAATTGCATCTACAATAGTTTCTATATGGCTTGCTTTTAATGGTAACTAAAAATGAAAAGATCGCACTCAATAAGATTGCAGAACTCGGATGTATTCTATGCTCCGAAGTCCTTGGGATTGAAAGCAGATCGGCAGCAGAACTCCATCATGTGCGGAGATTTGGAGCTGTTAGGGCTACATCCCCGATCTTGCCTTTATGCCCAGAGCATCATAGGGGAAACTCTGGCCTTCACGGAATGGGTGTCAAGCGTTTTGAAAGAGAATACAAAATATCCTGTGAGGAGTTGCTGGAGCGAGTCAGTCAGAAACTTGGAAAGGATGATAAGTGAACGAAACGAATAAAATTGTTAATGAGCTAGTAGACCTATATACAGGCAAGGTAGTAACTCAGCATGAAAATGAAGTCTTATTTAGGGTCGTTAAACTAATCAGAGATCTAGAGGATCAGTCTAAGATGTATAAGTCGCTATTACCGACTAGCGAAGGTCAGCATTAAAGCTCTAAACTATCCCAGCCAAACTCCCTGGCTACTTGCCTAGTACGAGTTCTAAAGGCTGTGCCATGCTTGTCCCATGCCCCTGTTTTCCAAAAGCTCATGTGTACTATCTCATGGGCTAAACTTCTTTGAATAGTATCAAAATGTTCATTCTTTAATCTGCTAATGGTAATGATATGTGGCTTTTCTATCTCATCGTCAAAACGATAAGTAGCCATTGCATCTTTTTCCCTAGTAACCTTAAATGTAATTAGCTCTGGTGGTGGCAGATCCCAATTACGCATAGGATGACAAGATGCCATACAAAGATAAAGATTCTCAAGAATAAGAGGTGTTATCTTCATACCTTATTAATACATCCCCTAAATTCAAACTCACCATTCTGTTCATCTGTAACCATAATTAGCTCAGGCATTAACATACGGCCTTGATCGAAGGAAAGCATTGCAAAGCCACTACGCCAATCTTTAGGGCTATCCTCGCAGTATTCAAAGGTGGCACTTAATGGATCAGCCAGGCATCCAGTCTGAATACCCCAAAAAGTTCCTTGGTAATTGCTTATAGGAGAGGCGCATAAAACATGAGTATGCCCAGTAATAATATTAGTATTGCCAGCAGCAACTAAGTTTGAATATCCAGCAGTACGACCACCTTTGTATCGGTGTTTTACTATTGTATTTTCCCCAATCCAAAACGACCAACAAGTTTCCCAATTAGGAAAATGGTATTTAAGGCTAAAACCATCTACACCAGAATACTCAGGAACTTTATTAACTAGCCATGCCTCATAGCGCATATCGTGATTACCAAGAGTCCAAATTAAACGACAGCCAGGCGGTCTATGTTTTTCTATCTCATCTAAATGCCAACGACAAGCATTAAGCTCCTCTAAAACTGTAGGTTTTTGATCGTAATTGATAGATGGAAAACGGCTAAGAACTTGTCCATCAAAAGCATCACCATTACAAATAATTACTTCTGGCTTAAAAGTATCAATCATTAGTAATAAGGCTTTAAATGCAGTAGTAGTGGTATCTGTAAAATGAGCATCTGAAAATACAATAACTCGTTTAACTTTATCTACATCTATTCCTCTGCGTACATTGTGCGGAGTTTGTTCTATCTTTTTTAGTTTTTCTTTTTTAGGATCTCTCATTGAGGCATGAGTAGGAAGTTTGATGTCGTATCTAATCTCAAGGCTTGCTCTGCGATTAAGTGCGCTCCTAGGGTTAATACCTAACTCTTTTGCTACTAATGTAGGAGATCCTAATCGTTTCCAGCACTCTATGAATTTTTGATCTTCTTTATCAGATTGTTTCATATCTACCTTTGTTATAAGATATTGAATATAATACAATAAATTAATTAAAATTAAATGACAACATGGAACAGAGGCTAAAAAATTGGGCTTGGTATGTTACTTGGGGTGTTATTGGCCCACAAGTGGAAACTACTTGTCGCAGTTTTGAAAAGAACTATGTCCCAGAGCTGGGCAATTTATACGCAGACCCAGAGCCACACTACGAGCCAGACCATGTAGATGGAGATCTGATAGAGCAGGCAATTAAGGGTTTGCCATTACAACTAAGACAAGTGCTTAAAATGAGGTATGTCAGCCATCCCTATGCCTCACTAAACCAGTTAGCGCATAATGCTAGAACGACACCTCATAAATTAGAAACAGATTTACATAATGCAAAAAAACGACTCCAGCAAGAACTGGATAAGAAAGCCAAGTCAAATTACCATCAGAACTTGTACAAGTTGCAAGATCAGAAAAACGACTAAAGACGGAATTCTACAATCTTATAACGAAGGATTAAATGAACGATTCATTTGCGAATCTTGCCATAGTAATAGCGACAAAACACGCTAAATGCTTGCCTGTGCTGTTTGCATCAATAGATGAGTATGTGCCAAAGGAAGTAACAGTTATCGTTGCTGGGAGCGATCTAGAGTGTTCTAGGCACAATACTATTAATCTGCCAAACAACGGCAATACTTATGGGGAATCCTATAACGATGTAGTGCGCTATGCGTTTGAAATGTTCCCTGAGATTATTGTGGCAAACGATGACATAGTATTAACCCCTAGTAGCTTTAAAATGCTAATAGAGGATAAAGTGTTGCTTTCGCACCACAGTTTAGGATGGCTATGTAGTAGATCAGACTATGTGCGTGGGCTACAGAATATTAGGAATGGCGAAGTACGCAATGGAATCAAATTTGTAGAGGAAGATCAAATATTCCAAAGTAATGTACTTTCCCCTTTATTTGGGATTATTTCTAGAGAGGCATGGATAGATTACAAACCGATTAACTGGTACTCAGACGATATTCAATGCCTAGAGATTATGGCTGCTGGATATAAGAATTATGTTAGTCGGTCTTATGTACACCATGTCGGCAGCCAAACTGTAGGAATGGATCACAAAAAGAATAATGACGAGGCAGGGGCATGGTTAAAAGCCAATATGCCAGATTTGTACACATTGTGGTTTAGTTAAAAAAGCGTTAAAATTGTCTTGGGCAAGTTCGCCTTAAATTTGGGGTTAATATGAAAATCGCTATTGGACTACTAGCTCCAAAAAAAGGCATGGAAAAAGAGATGGGCAAAGGTATGCCAAGCCTTCTAGATGAGCCAATGGTAGACGAGGACAAGTATCCTCTTACCAAAGAATCAAACAAAAAAATGATGATGGCTCTCATGGAAACCCGTCATCTAGGCCCTAAAGACCCAGCAGCTCCAGGCAAGTTCTGGATGGAATTATCAGACTTTTGGGAGTTGCCAGAAGAAGAAACTAAAACTCATCGTTGCGCTAATTGCGAGTATTTCGATAATAGCCCAGAGGCTTTAGTTGCCATGCAAGTAGTACCAGAGGATAGTTTTGATGCTAGTGGTGGTGGTCGTGGCTATTGCCATAAATACACTTTTATTTGCCACAATCTGCGTGTTTGCGACCAATGGGAGCAGGCAGAAGAACAAGAGGATTAAATGAAACCTGGACTCTATTCCAATATCAACGCTAAAAGAAAGCGTATTGCTGCTGGATCAGGCGAGAAAATGAACAAAGTAGGTAGCAAAAATGCTCCTACTGCTAAAGACTTTAAGCAAGCAGCCAAAACTGCCAAACCTATGAAGGCTAAGAAAAAATGAAGATGAGCAAAAAACAAGCCAAGATCGGCAAGGTAATGGGTGAGTTCAAATCAGGCACTCTACATTCCGGCAAGGGTGGCAAGGTAGTTAAGAATCCTAAACAAGCCATTGCTATTGCTATCTCAGAGGCAATGAAAAAGGCTCGCTATAAGAAATGATTAGCGTAGTAATGCCTAGCTATCTAGGTGATTACCCAAGAGCAGCAAGCAATAGAGAACAAAAGCTCCCAAGAGCAATAGAGAGCGTATTAGAGCAAAAAATAGGTGAGTTAATAGTTGTGGCAGATGGATGCCAAAAGACAGTAGATATAGCCTCTAAATACCCTGTAAAGACTATTTTAATAGATAAGCAGCCATGCTTTAGCGGAACTCCAAGGAATATTGGAATACAAAACGCTCAGTATGATTACATTGCTTATATAGATAACGATGATGTATTTGGCAAAGGCCATCTAAAATCAATAGCAGACAATGTAGATACAGATTGGCTATATTGGGATGACTATGTAGATGGTGAAATTAGACCAGTATGGTTTGAAATAAGCCACATAGGTACTTCTGCAATAGCCCACAAAAAGTCATTAGATTGCAAATGGGGCGATGGTTACGGACACGATTGGGATTTTATCAAGCAATTAAAACATTACCCTAGCAAACGCATTACTGCCAACTATCAAGTTATGCACATACCAGGGATCTTAGATAAATAATGTTTATTATGTGTACGAGGGACAGACCTCATTTTTTATTAGAATTTATAGAATGTTGGCACAAAACCAAAGCTAGTTACCCTGCCACAATATTAATTGACGATGACGATCCTAAGATAGAGGAATACAAGGCTATTACATACCCTAAAAACTGGGTTATTTTGTATAACGAAAGTGCAAAGCCTGTAATTAAGGTTAGTAATTGGTTAAAAGATAATCTACATTATGATTTTTATGGTCTTTTAGCTGATGATTTAAGACCAAAAACAGTAGAGTGGGACAAAAAGCTAGTTGCAGTTGCTAAAAACAATCAAATAGCATACCCAGACGATACTATTAAAGGCGAGATGCTATGTACTCATCCTGTAATTGGGGGTAATTTAATAAGGGCTACTGGCTGGGTATTAAATACAGAGCTAATACATTTTTATGCAGATGATGTTTGGATGTATATTGGCAAACAAACCAATAGACTACATTACTTAAGTGATGTGATATGCCAGCATCTACATCATACTGTAGGTACTAGAGAGTCAGATCAAACAAGTTCTAGTCTAGATGAAAACTTTGCAGCAGATTACCAAAGTTATACAAGATGGGTAACTAGCCAAAAAACAGCAGAACTTATAGAAAAAATTAAAGCAATATAAAAGGTTAGGAATGAAAATAAGAGAGGCTGCCAAAATCCTAGAAAGAATAGGTGTCGCTGGGTACAACAAACCCAAGAAAACCCCTAATCATCCTACTAAAAGCCATGTAGTAGTAGCTAAAGAAGGCGATAAGGTAAAGACTATCCGATTTGGTCAGCAAGGTGTTACTGGTAGCCCTGCCAGAGAAGGCGAGTCAGCAGCAGATAAAGCTCGCAGAAAGTCATTCAAAGCAAGACACGCTAAGAACATAGCCAAGGGCAAGATGTCAGCCGCTTTTTGGTCATCCAAAACTAAGTGGTAAAAGTGTTGTAGAATAGCGACATCATCAACCATTAACCCAAAGGGAATGGAATGGAAAACGCTATAGAAAACAATAATGTAGAAGTTGCATCAACTAACAAGGGTGGTGCGCCTGTAGGCAATCAGAACGGCAAGAAGGGAAAGCTGTTCTACAACCAGCTCAGAGTCGCTCTAGTTCAAGAGGATAGTCGTAGATTACGCACTATTGCAGACAAGCTAGTAAAGGCTGCTGAACAAGGCGAGCCTTGGGCTGTTAAAGAGATTATGGATCGTGTAGATGGCAAGGCCGTACAGTCTACCGAGATTAGTGGTGTAGATGGTGAGGCTATTGAGCTTAAGCAGATTGAGTTCATTATCAAACGCCCAGAGTGATCGAAGCAGAAGAAAAACTAAGTTTAGAGATTCCAGAAAAGCTAGAGTGCTTACTGGAAGATCATCGCTATAAAATCGTTTATGGCGGTAGAGGATCTAGTAAGTCCTGGACAGTAGCTAGGGTTTTGCTTGCCATAGGTCGTAGAAAGAAGTTAAGGGTGCTATGCGCCAGAGAGTTTCAAAACTCTATATCAGACTCGGTTCATGCTCTGTTAGCAGATCAAATCAAGTCTATGGGGCTAGATGATTTCTATACTGTACAAAATACCAGTATCTTTGGCAGGAATGGGACTGAATTCTTATTTGCCGGACTAAAGCACAACATTACTAAGATTAAGTCTTTTGAGGGTGTAGATATATGCTGGGTAGAAGAAGCTCAGACTACATCTAAAAGCTCATGGGATGTATTAATCCCTACAATCCGTAAAGAAGGCTCAGAGATCTGGATAACATTTAATCCTGAGTTAGATACGGATGAAACATATAAGCGGTTTGTGGTACATCCACCAGGCAACGCTAAAGTAGCAAAAGTAAACTGGTCTGATAATCCTTGGTTTCCAGAAGTTCTAAAGAATGAGAAGGATGATCTCAAAGAACGAGATATGGATGCCTATCTCAATGTCTGGGAAGGCAATACAAGGCAAGTATTAGATGGTGCTGTATACGCTAAAGAGTTAAGAAAAGCCCAAGAGGAAGGCCGTATCAAGGACATCAACCAAGATAAAGCTATTGAGGTATCTACATTTTGGGATATTGGCTGGGCAGATATGACAAGTATTTGGTTCGTGCAGACGATACCAGGCGGCGAAGTTAGGGTCATAGACTTTTATCAGGATTGCCAAAAGCCTATAGATCATTATGTAGAAGTTCTACAGAATAGAGGCTATGTCTATCGAGATCATTGGCTGCCACACGATGCTGAGAACAAAAATATGACAGGCAAGAGCGTTAAAGATATTATGCAGAATATGAACTTGCCAGTAAGGATAACCCCTAGACTGTCTATATCAGAAGGAATTAACGCAGCTCGTATGTTAATGAACAGATGCTATTTTGACCAAAATAGATGCGCTGAAGGTCTACAAGCATTAAGACATTATCGGTATGATGTAAACCCTGATACTAAAATGTTTAGTGATAAACCCTTACACGACCAACATTCCCATGCTAGTGATGCTTGGAGATATGTGGCTGTAGCGTTAGATGAACAACCGAACAACTGGAACAAAGCAATTAAGATCAACAATAAATGGATAGTCTAATGGATGAAGGCACACTAAAAGGCATACTTGATGCCGAGATAGATAACGCTATTGGCTTTATCGAGAGTGAAACTACAGATGATCGTAGAAAAGCCCTTGAATACTACAATCGTTACGAATACGGCAATGAAGTAGAAGGTCGTAGCCAGATCGTTACAGGCGAAGTAGCCGAGGTAGTAGATGGTGCGTTGCCACAACTATTGCGTATCTTTACACAGTCAGATGAGATTGTGCGTTTTGAGCCTAAAGGCCCAGGCGATGAGGAAAAAGCAAAGCAAGCTACAGAGTATGTGAACTGGGTAATGAGCCGAGATAATGATGGCGTATTGCTTATGCACAATTGGTTTAAGGATGCGCTCTTGCAAAAGAACGGAATCGTTAAGGTCTATTGGGATGAGAAGATTGATGTCAGCAAGGAGAAGTATCAAAACCTGACACAAGACGAAGTAACAATGCTGCTCAATGATCCAGAAGTAGAAGTCGTAAACCAAAAGACTACAGAGATCGCTCCAGCAGGCATAGATCCTATGGGGATGCCTATTCCACCAGTATTCTCTTATGATGTTAAGCTCAAAAAGACTAAGAAAACTGGCAAGGTAATTGTAGAGAATGTGCCACCAGAGGAGTTCTTAATCTCCAAGAAGGCTAGGACTATTGCCGATGCTCCATTCGTAGCTCACAGAAAGCTAACAACTCGCTCAGAGTTGATTGCTATGGGTTTTGAGAAAGATATTGTAGATAAACTTCCTACTTATGCAGACTTAACCTATAACTCAGAGAATGTGGCAAGGTTCGACCAAGGCGAACAGCCAGGCGATCAGTCAAGTTTAGACTTCTCTATGCAAGAGATTGAGGTAATCGAGTCTTATATCAAGGTAGACTTTGATGGAGATGGTATTGCTGAGTTGCGTAAAGTTACCTATGCCGGATCAGACATCCTAGATAACGAGGAAGTAGATTTCGTACCATTCTGTTCTATTTGCCCTATCCCTATGCCCCATAAGTTCTTTGGTCATAGCCTGGCAGACAGAGCAGTAGACATACAACTGATTAAATCTACAGTAACAAGGCAGATCCTAGACAATCTCTACATGACTAATAGCCCTAGAATGGGCGTTGTAGAAGGTCAAGTAAACCTAGATGATCTGCTAACAGTTACAGCTAATGGCATTGTGCGTATGAAAAATACCCAAGCTATTGTTCCATTGACTGTTCCACCAACTGCTAATCAATCATTCCCATTGCTGGAATACTTGGATTCTGTACAGGCTAAGAGAACTGGTGTATCAGACCAAATGAACGGCCTTAATCCAGATGTGTTGCAGAACAGCACAGCTACAGCCGTTGCTATGATGCAGAACAGCGCAGCAGGCAAAGTTGAGTTAATTGCTAGGGTATTTGCTGAAACAGGCGTAAAAGACCTATTCCAGAAGATCTTACAATTACTCTGCAAGTATCAGGATAAAGAGCGTATTGTGCGTTTGCGTGGTAAGTATGTATCTATTGATCCTAGAGAGTGGACTAATGGCTTTGACATCTCTATCAATGTCGGTCTAGGTACAGGCAACAAGCAAGAGCAGATGGCTATGATCGCTATGGTTCTAGGCAAGCAAGAGGAAATCCTTAAGACTGTAGGCATTAACAATCCATTGGTAAGCCTTACAAACTATAGACAGACACTAGGTCGATTTATCGAGGCTGCTGGCTTTAAGGACTCTAACGAGTTTTTCCTAGAGATCAGCCCAGAGCAAGAACAACAAATGGCGCAGCAAAGCCAACAACAGGGTCAGCAACAAGATCCAGCTATGCAGGCTTATGTAGCCCAGATGCAAGCTAAGATGGAAGCAGATAACGCCAAGGCTCAGAATGATATTCAGATCTCCCAGGTTAAGGCAGAGGCTCAGATCAGACTTAAACAGCAAGAGTTTGAAATGACTATGGCTCTTAAGAAACAAGAATTTGAGTACGAGGCTCAGTTAAAGGCTCTGCAACTAGGCGCAAAACTATCACCAACGGCAAATATCCCTAATGTCCTATAACAAGTCGGAACGAGCTAGAGCGTATTTGTCAGATGAGTTCTTTCTAGAGCTTGTCGAAAGTCAAAAACTGTTGTATCGTAACAACATATTTGACAGTAACGAAAATGATGTAGAAGTGCGAGAAAAGAACTTTCTCAAACTAAAAGTGATGGATGAATTTATAGCGACAATCCAAGCATTAGCTGATGATAAGCAAATTGCAGAGAAACGCTGGAGAATTTTATAAACCACCGAAAAGGTAAACAACATGAGTGAAAACACCAATCCTGTAGAGGGAAGTGTTAATACAGTTAGTGATGCAGCTAACGCATTTTTGTCTATGATGGATACACCAGAGGAGAAAGCGCAAGCTCAATCGCAATCTGATGATACTGAAACCGAAGTACAGGATTCAGACGAATCCTACGAAGATGAAAATGCGGAAGAAACTGTAGAGTATGAAGATGAAACTCCTAAAGCTAAGACATTCAGAGTCAAAGTTGGCAATGAAGAAGTCGAAGTTTCAGAAGATGAACTCTTAAGCGGATACAGTAGGACAGCAGACTATACTAAAAAGACTCAGGCTTTAGCTGAAACTCGTAAGGCCGTAGAGGCTGAAAGAGGATTAGTTGAAGAATCTAAGAAGATGCGTGATCTTTACGCACAACGCTTAGAGGCTATCGAGAGTGTTCTACAAAGCCAAAGCAATGTAGAGAACTTGCAAGAGCTAAAGGAAACCGATCCTATAGGTTATGCAATAGCGGTAGCAGAGCGTAGTGAGAAGGAAAAGCAACTTCAAGCCGTACAAGCTGAAAGACAGAATCTTGCTAAACAGCAGGAGAATGACAGACAGCAAGCATTACAGAAACATCTTGCAGAGGCAAGCGAGCAACTGAAAGAGGCTATTCCAGAGTTTAGGGATGCCGCTAAAGCTGAAATTGTGCGTAGGGACATTCGTACTTATGCAAAATCAATCGGATTTAGCGACCAAGAACTATCTCAGGTATACGACCCAAGGGCAGTTAAAACGCTATACAACGCAATGATGTACGAAAAGCTATCAGGTAATAAGGGTGCAGCCGTCAAGAAAGTACAGGATGCGCCAAAGGTATTAAAGTCTGGAACTTCCAATCCTGGCAGTTCTCAGAATGAACAAATGAAAAAGCAGTTTTCTCGCCTACAAAAGACTGGCAAGAAGGCTGATGCAGCAAAACTTTTTGAACAATTTATTTAAGGAATTTAAATCATGGCAACATATCAAACCTTCCAATCAATCGGCAATCGTGAAGATTTGTCCGATGTAATCTACTCAATATCTCCAACAGATACTCCAATTATGAGTTCTATTGGCAAAACCAAGGCAACTGCTGTTTATCACGAGTGGCAGACTGACTCTTTGGCAGCTAATACAACTAATAACGCATTAGTTGAAGGTGCAACTGCATCTGACATTACTGTTTCTCCTACAACTCGTATTGGTAACTATACTCAGATCGTTGGTAAGACTGTTATGGTTTCTGGCACTTTAGAGGCTGTTGATCGTGCTGGTCGTAAGTCTGAGAAGGCTTATCAATTAGCTAAAGTATCTTCTGAGATCAAGCGTGATATGGAAACTATTATCACAGCTAATCAAGGTCAAACTGCTGGTAACTCTACTACTGCTCGTGCATTAGGCTCTTTGTTGTCATACATTAAGAGCAACACAAGCAAGAATGGTACTGCTACAACTGGTGTAGATCCTGTAACTATTGGTGTTTCTACTCGTACAGATGGTACAACTCGTACCTTTACAGAAGCAATGCTCAAGACTGTTATTGCATCTGTATTCACTAATGGTGGTACACCTTCAGCATTGTTTGTTAGCCCAACTCAAAAGCAAGTAGTTTCTGGCTTTACTGGTTTGGCTGCACAACGCTATCAAGTGCCTACTTCTGGTCAAGCAACAATCCTAGCTGGTGCTGATCTTTATCAGTCCGACTTTGGCGTGTTGTCAATCGTTCCAGATCGTTTCATGCGTACTCGTGATGCTCTCGTACTCGATCCTGAGTATGCAGCATTAGCTTTCCTACGCCCATTCCAAACTAACGAGTTAGCTCGTGTTGGTGATGCAGAAAAGACACAAATCTTGGCTGAGTTCACCTTGGAAGTTCGTAACGAAGCTGCTCATGGCGGTGTATTCGATTTAGCATAAGTAATGTAGAATAAGGGGATTGGGAAACTGATCCCCTTTTTCTAGGAGAATGTATGTCTGATTTAGGCAAAAAAGGCAATCTCGGTATAGTAGATGGAGTTATTCGTACTGCTTATGCAGATGGTGATGGTGGAATAGTTATTAAATCTGAAGTAGATTTAACTGAATTTGCAGATCATACAAAGGAACAATTCAATGCTAGAAGTGGTAAAACTGGCTGGGGTGATAGCGTATACGACCCTAAAAATAAAATTGCTTCATTGCCTGCTGAAATTATTAACACTCTCAACAAAGAAGGAATAATGCGTGGCTACCACATACTAGACCAAAAGGCTTTAGTAAAGTGGCTAAACAACCCTGACAACAGAGTATTCCGTACCAGGGGTGGCATAGTATGAGGATAGGAATCTGCGTTCCGGCAAGAGGCCAAGTAGAAATATCCACATCGTTTGATTTATCAGCATTAGTTAATTACACAGCAAAGAATACAAAGCACGATATTAACCTATACACATCTACAGGCACATTGATATTCGATCAACGCAATGCGTTAGTAGACTCTGTTATCAATGAGCGTTGCGATTACCTAATGTTTATAGATGCTGATATGCGCTTTCCAAAAGATGCGCTTATTCGGCTTTTAAAGCATAATAAAGACATTGTTGGCGTAAATGCTACTACTCGCTCAGAGCCAGTAAAGCCTACTGCCAAAAACATTAACTATGAGGAAGATGGTTCTGTATCTTGGCTGCCTGTTTATTCCAATACTAAAAAAGGAATAGAGAAGGTAGATGCCATAGGATGCGGTGTCATTCTCATTAAAAACTCTGTATTCAAGAAGATGGAAAAGCCTTACTTCTACTTTGAGCAATTGCCAAATGGGAAGTTATTGGGCGAGGATATTTACTTTTGCATTAAAGCAAAAGATGCAGGAATAGACACTTATGTGGATCACGATCTCTCAATGGAGATAGGTCATATAGGTAATTACACATACGGCTGGCATAATATTGAGGTGTCCTAATGGGCTTTGCAACATACACAGAACTAAAGACTTCGATAGCAAGCTATCTAGGGCGATCAGATTTGACTGCGGTCATTCCTGACTTTATTACCTTTGCAGAGATTCGCCTGGCAAGAGAGATTCGTACTCGCCAAACCCTTAAGTCTGCTACAGCAACAATGACATCTGGTGATTCTACTGTTGGTCTGCCTACAGACTTCTTAGAGATGAGAGATATATTTACTCAAGGCAATCCAAGAAACACTATTAGCTATTTATCGCCTTCTTTGTTTTCTCGTAACGCTAGAGCTGGTGAGTCTGGTCTGCCGGTGTACTACACCATTATTGGTGATGAGATCCAGTTTGCTCCTGTACCAGATTCAGCTTATGTATTAGAAATGCTCTACTACTACAAGCCAACACCATTATCTACAAGTGTTGCCTCTAATGCGTATCTAGCTAATTTCCCAGATGCTTTGCTTTATGCATCTTTAGCAGAGGCAGAGCCTTATCTTATGAACGATGCCAGAGTGCAAACTTGGGCTACCTTATACGATAGAGCTACTTCTGATATTAACGGCTCAGACGAAAGCTCAGAGTACGCTGGAGTACCACTAACAATGCAATTAACATCACGATAGGAAAATCATGTCTGCAATCTCAAACTACCTAGAGAACGCATTATTAAACGCTACTCTACGAAATACTACTTATACATCCCCAGCTACAGTTTATGCTGGTCTGTTTACTACTGACCCAACAGATGCTGGAACAGGATCAGAAGTAAGCGGTGGATCTTATGCTCGTAAGGCCATTACTTTTGCTGCTCCATCTAACGGAGTAACAACTAACTCTGCTGCTGCTTGTGAGTTTGACCAGGCTACAGGATCATGGGGAACAATTACTCACTTTGGTATTTTTGATGCGCTTACTACTGGCAATCTTCTTTATTATGGTGCGCTAACTACATCTAAGACCATTGCAAGTGGCGATGTATTTAAGTTTGCTACCTCTAGCGTAACAGTAACTTTAGCTTAATATGTCTACGATAGTTACCAGAAGTGGTAAAGGATCGCCTCTATCTCATGTAGAAGTAGATGCTAATTTTACAAATCTAAACACAGATAAAATTCAGTCTGGAAATACTGTTGCTGCGCTAACTATTACTTCTGCAACTGTTACAGATTTAGCTGTTACAGGCATTACTAGCTTTGATGGCGCACAAGGAACTGCTGGTCAAGTATTAACTTCTGCTGGTACAGGCAATACTCCTACTTGGGCTACAGTATCAGGGTCTATATCGGTAACTGGTGGAGATTTAACTTTATCTGGTAATACTGGTACTGCAATCACTAATGCAACTCTAGCAACAGTCAATAGCAATACAGGCTCATTCGGTAGTTCTAGCTCCATTCCAGTCATTACAGTAAATGGTAAGGGATTGATTACTGCGGTATCTACATCTGCTGTAGCTGGTGGTCAATACTTTGGCTCTGCTGCTACAAAAGCTATTGCGTATAACTCTACAAGTATTGCAGAAAATATTACAACAACATCTGGTAATAATTGTTTATCTGTTGGTCCTATTACAATCGCATCAGGTTACTCTGTAACTGTTGCATCAGGTCAAAGGTGGTTAGTCTTATGAGTTCAGTAATCATAAGTGGGGATACATCAGGTGCTATTACTTTAGCTGCTCCAGCCGTAGCTGGTACTAATACTTTAACTTTACCAGCAAGTACAGGCACAATATTGACTACTGGTAGTCCACAATCAGGCGGTGTTATTCAAGTTGTTAATGCTACTTATTCAACACAAATAAATACATCAGGTGCTACCTTTATTGATACAGGATTAATTGCTTCCATTACTCCTAAATTTTCTACAAGTAAAGTTCTTTGTATTGTCAATATGGTTGGAGTTGGAAAAGACACAACAAATACATGGGCATCTTTTAAACTTGTTAGAGGTTCAACAACAATAATTACTTTTGAAGCACAAGCTGGGTGGTCTGGAACAACTAGTTCAAACGGAGTAGGCGGTGTTTCAACTAATTATTTAGATTCCCCAGCAACTACATCAGCAACAACATATAAAGTCCAATATGCCAATCAAATTGGAACTGGTAATGTATATGCTCAATTAGCAAATGCTTCATCTACTATTACATTAATGGAGATTGCACAATGATTTCTTATGTTGAATTAGTGCAAGCACTAAAAAAACTATATCCACAAGTAGTCAGCACTATTGGAGATTCTGCTTACGATGCCAACGGAAATGAAGTAGTTTACGACCTACAAGCGGTAACTGTACAAGCTGAATCTGATGCACAAACTATCATTGATATTAAGAGTTCTGCATTAGCAAAACTTTCAGCATTAGGTTTAACAACAGACGAAGTTAAAGCACTATTAGGAACTGCATAATGCCATACGGAACAGTAAACGCAGATACGCTAGTAACTAGCACAAGCGGTGGCATATTAGGTGCTGGTAATGCCAGTATTATGAAGAATCGCATTATCAATGGTGCGATGGTTATTGACCAAAGAGCAACATCAATTTCGGCTACTGGATATAGTGTTGATAGATGGAGAATCTACAATGCGGCTTCTTCTAAAATGACTGCCGCACAATCATCTACTGCGCCAACAGGATTTAGTAAATCTTTATTGCTTACTTCTACTTCTGCTTTTACTATTCCAGCAAATTATGATGGATGGATGGCTCAACAATATATTGAAGGATTTAATACTGCTGATTTAATGTGGGGAACTGCTAACGCTAAAACAGTTACCTTATCATTTTGGGTTTACTCAAGCCTTACTGGTACTTTTGGTGGTTCTATTGCTAATAGTGCTGGTAATCGTTCTTATCCATTTAGTTACACAATTAATTCTGCAAATACTTGGGAATACGAAACCATAACTATTGCTGGTGATACATCAGGAACTTGGATAGGTGCAACAAACGGAATTGGGTTAAAAGTTAATCTTTCTGTTGGCATGGGTTCTGACTATATTAATACTGCTGGTGCATGGGCAACAGGAGAATATTATTCTGTAGCTGGTGCAACATCAATCATCGGCACTAATGGTGCGACATGGTATTTAACTGGAGTTCAACTAGAAGTAGGTAGTTCTGCTACTGGTTATGAATACGAGAACTACACTTCACTTTTAAATAAATGTTATCGCTATTTCCAATCTATTGCTTACACAGACCAAACGATTGTTTCAACAGGAACGGCAGATGGTACAAGTGGTTGTCAAGCACCTATTAATCTTTTACAAACAATGAGAACTGCTCCAACGATTACTTTGCCTACTGTTGCAAAAACAACAGGAACTCAAGCATTTTTAACTTCAGGTGGAACTTACCCCACAACCGTTGGAACTCATACAACTCCTAGCATTTCTGTAAATCAATTTAGAATAAATGCGTCAGGCTATACTGCTGCATTTGTTCAAGGAAATGCAACTTGGTTATATAGCACAGGCTCAACAACAATTTCTGCATCTGCGGAGTTATAAAATGTATAAATTACTACCACAACAACAAACACCTAGCGGATTAGTAGATGCAAATGTAATTTTGCGTATTGCTGATAACGCATTTATACCTATGTCTTTAGGAAACACAGACTACCAAGCCTACCTAAAATGGGTAGAAGAAGGTAACACACCACAGGAAGCAGAATAATGGCTATAACAATTGACGGAACTGCTGGTATTACCTTTCCTAATAGCACCACACAATCAGGCGGTGGTTTAGTAGTAGGTTCTGCAAGTGCTATTACTGCTGGTACTTCTGTAGCTTCTACATCAGGAACAAGTATTGACTTTAATAGCATCCCTAGCTGGGTTAAGCGTGTAACTGTAATGTTTAGTGGTGTAAGTACAAGTGGAATTTCTGTGCCTTGGTTAATTCAAATTGGTCCGTCAGGGGGAGTAGAAACAACTGGTTATTTAAGTTCAGCTAGTGGAAGCACAAATGTAATAAATAGCACAACTGGTTTTGCAATATATGTTGATAATTCTGCTGCCACTATTGTTGGTGGTGCAATAACTTTGTTGTTATTAAATTCATCAACAAATTTATGGAGTGCAACTGGTGAATTTGGACAATCAAACAGAGCTTATATGATTACACTAGGTGGTTCAAAAGCAATAGCAGGCAGTCTTTCTACAATAAAAATTAAAGCTACTAACGGCACAGATACATTTGATGCTGGTTCAATCAACATTCTTTACGAGTAACTTATGGACAAAATTGAAATTAGCGTAGATGTTATTACTGGTGAAATAACTCAAACAGTAAGCCAATTTACTGCGGAAGAACTTGCCTATTCTGCACAAGTAACTGCACAAGCACAAGCGGATGCACAAGCAGTCATTGATACAAAGGCTTCAGCACTAGCAAAACTAACTGCATTGGGTTTAACCCAAGCTGAAGTAACTGCATTGGTAGGCTAATGGCATACGCAGACCAATATGTAGAGTATGGATACTGGGAATATATCTATGCAGCAGGAGATGTATTAGCTACAGATGGTGCTGGATCTATTGATGGCATAGGTACAGTTAGCGGAAGTCCTATTGCAATTTTATCTGGCATTGGCTCGATCAACGGAGTTGGTACTACATCTGCATTAGGTATTAGAGTACAAAATGGCGAAGTTTCCATTAATGGAGTTGGTACAGTAGATGCTGTAGCTATTCGGATACAAAACGCTGAAGGCTCTGTAATTGGTGTTGGAACGATTACAGGATTAGGCGGTATTGTTGCTAGTGCTAATGGATCTATTATTGGCATTGGAACTGTTGATGCAAACGGCAATGCAGTATTCTCTGGAAACGCCTCAATTCTAGGCATAGCCTCTATAATTGCTATTGGATACAGGATTGGAGAGGAATGGAGTAATTCTTCTACAGGCTCTAATACATGGACAGATGCAAGCGTTACAAGTAACTCTTGGACAGACAAAACAACGGGAAGTAATACATGGCTACCTCAATAGTAGAATTTGGCGAATGGCTACCAGACCAAGCTGGAATAACTGGCTCTATACAGGATGCCTATAATGTTGTTCCCCAGGCAGTAGGATATGGCCCATTCCCAGAAATAGTAGACCTTTCGGCAGCAGCAGATACAAGCCTTAACAATGTATTCGTAACCAAGTATGGTGGAACTACTACGCTATTTGCTGGTAGCTTTACTAAGTTATATAAATACAATTCTTCTACATTAGCATTAGCCAATGTGTCTAAGTCTGGAAACTACACAGGCACAAATCGTTGGATGTTTACCCAGTTTGGGCCATCACTTATTGCTGCTAACGGAGTAGCAAAGCTCCAAGTATTTAATCTAGGTAGTTCATCATTATTTGCTGATTTAGCTGCTGCTGCCCCTACTGCTAAATTTGTAACTACAGTACGAGATTTTGTAGTGGCTGCTAATGTGGCAGGAGAAGAAAACAAAGTCTATTGGTCTGATATTAACGATGAGGCAGATTGGACTGCTAGTGCTACAAGCCAATCAGATGACCAAGTTCTTCCTGATGGTGGAGATATTCGTGGCATTACAGGCGGTGAATATGGCCTAGTCTTGCTAGAAAGAGCCATCTCAAGGATGTCTTATGTAGGTGCGCCACTATTCTTCCAATTCGATACTATTGCTAAAAATATTGGGTGCTATGAGTCTAACTCTGTAGCCCAGTTTGGAAACCTAACATTCTTCCTATCAGACGATGGATTCTATGTCTGTGATGGGCAAACAGTTACCCCTATTGGCGCAGAAAAGATAGATCGTTTTTTCTTTAATGCTGTAGATCAATCTAAATTAAACGAGATGAGTTCTACAATAGATGTAATCCGTAAGTTAGTCATCTGGCAATTTACCGACATCTTTGCCCAAAAGCGTCTTATTATTTACAATTTTCAGACTAAAAAATGGTCTGAGGCAACAACTGACTCTAGCTACTTAGGTAGCGCAGCACAAGCTGGCGTAACCCTAGAAGGCTTAGACACCTTTGGAACAATGGATACTATTGAAACTTCTTTTGATAGCCGTCTATGGGCTGGCGGTAAGTTTGTTCTTGCTGGCGTAAAAGATACCAAAATTGTTACTTTTACTGGGGCTAATAAGTCTGGCTACATTACTACAGGCGATCTAGGTAACGGCAATCAGTCAATCATTATGTTAGCCAAGCCAAAGGTAGATAATGGTTCTGCAAGCGTTTCTGTAGCCTCTAGAGCGTTATTAAACGAAGTCCCTAGCTTTGGTACTGCCGTAGCAGCAGATAGCGAGAATAGGGCATCTCTGCGCTCTGGTGGCAAATACCATAGAGTAAGGGTTTCCCCTACAGGATCTAACTGGAAAACGGCTGCTGGTGTAGAGATCGACTTAGTGCAACAGGGCGGTAGATAATGTTTCGTAGACTTCCCCCTGCTGGTGGCGATCAACGAGCTGTAGCTGAGATCGTCAATGGCATGATGGATGGTAAGACCAACAATACTGGCACTATCACATTAGCCACAGGAAACGCAACAACTACCACTATTAGTGATCCTAGAATAAGTAGAGATTCTATGATATTGTTAGTGCCTAAGTCGGCTGCTGCTTTTGCCGATACTGCGCCTTATGGAGCGTTCCAAAGCCTAGTAGATCAAACTATTGCAAGCACTACTACTGCTTATGCAATGACCCTAGATACTACCGACTATACAAACGGAGTCTATCTTTCTAATAGTTCTAGGATGAATGTTAGAAACGCTGGTATCTACAATTTGCAATGGTCTGGACAGTTTGAGAATACAGATACAGCCGATCACGATGTTTATATTTGGTTAAGAAAAAATGGCACAGATGTTGTAGCCTCTAGTGGACTTATTTCTATTCCTGGCAAACATGGATCAATTTCTGGACATACTATTGGTGGATGGAATTTCTTTCTAGAGCTGGCTGCAAGCGATTACATAGAATTATATTGGTCATCAGACAGTACAACTGTTTCTCTACAATTTTATGCAGCAGGATCAAGCCCTACAAAGCCATCTACAGCATCTCTTATTACAACAGTACAGTATGTAGCCCCTAATTCTTTAGATAATGTGTATGTCAGCGCACAGACAAATGGCAGCGCAACACTTACCCATTTTGCCAATTCAACGGCTAGTAAAACTTATGGATATGTCATTGTTGGATAATTACCACTTTTCTACCAATTGTAGGTAAAATTATGGTATGCAAAAAATCTATGTGAAACCAGAGGATTTGAGGCTGTACTGGGATTATGTTAGAAAAGGTTTATTAAAGATTTTAAGTAAGACTCCTGAGGGGTGGATTCCTGAGGATGTATATGTAGAATGTTTCAATAATAAGGCTCTTTTATGGGCTTTCTCGCAGGACAACCGAATAGTAGGATTCTCGGTTCTGCAACCCCAAGGCGATAATCTACATATATGGTGTTCTTATTTTGAGCATAACCTTGATCCATGTTGGCAAGCTCTATAGAGATAGCCAAGGCTGGTGGAGCAAGTACAGTAACTTTTGACTCTCATCGCAAAGGGTGGGATGTGATAGCACGAAAATATGGGTTTAGACTTAGA